ACGCCGTCGTCGTCAAGGCGACCGTCGAGCACAAGATCAGCGGAATCCTGGCACGCTCCCGCGCCGACGTCATCGCCCAGCTCCAAGACGACCTCGACGACGTTGTCTCCGACTACGGCGACAGCCACGAGGTCATCATCGAGAACGTCGAGTTCACCGGCGGCAAGGAAGACGTCGAGCCCGCCGAGCTGGTCGCCCCGGCGTCCAGCCTGACCCTCTCCCAGCTACGCGAGCTGGTCCGCGAGACGCTGCTCGACGCCAACTGCAACATCGGCGGCCAGTACATCTGCGACACCGGCATGACCCGCGAGCTGGCCGCACTGGGCCTGCCCCGAGTCACCGAACGCAAGGAGAACTACGCCTTCACCGTGCCGATCGCCGGCACCGCGATGACATACACCGCCCACTACCGCACCTACAGCCTCTCGCAGGCCCACCGGATGCACGCCAGCCTCATGCAGAAGGCGGCCAAGGACGACGGGGCAATCACCGTGGACGTCAACGTCCCGCGCGAGCTGTTCGGCGAGCCCACCGTGAAGATCGTCGAGAAGCGCTAGCCTGGGAGTCTGATAGGGCATCCCGGAAGTGATCAAGGAGCACGTGTCCAGCTAGAGTGGACACGTGCTCCTTGTTGTGTACGGTCTCGCCGCCGCCCGCCTCGCCCGCCTCCTCGTCGAAGACAAGATCACCGAGAAGCCGCGCAACGCCCTCACCGAATGGCTCAAAGCCCGCCAATGGTGGATGCTCTGGTACCTGTCCACCTGCACGTGGTGCACCAGCGTCTGGGTCGGACTGTCCATGGCCATCGTCTACCGGCTCTGGGGCACCAACCCGTGGGTCTTCGTCCCCGCACTCGGCCTCGCATTCTCCTACGTCGCCGGCTGGCTATCCAGCCACGAAGGCCGGTCATAACCGGCGGGTCGTGCATACCGTGCGCCCAGTGATCTAGCCTTACACCCAGGCCACCTGGGAGGGGATCACCCGTGCAGTTCCGACTGAGCCGGGACAAGGAGCCGATCAAGCCGGCCAGCTCGTCTGCGCGTTCACTCACCGCCGCAGCAACCCGCGTCGACCTCAAGGATGCCACCAGCTGGCAGATGTTCAAACTCGGCGACCGCCGCTGGCAGCTGGAGTCGTGGCGGCACTACGACATCTGCGGTGAGCTGCGCTTCGTCGCCAACTGGCTTGGCCAAGCCATCTCCCGCTGCCGCATGTACGTCGCCGAAATCGACGAGGAAACCGGCGAGCCCGGAGACGAGACCCAAGACGAGACCGCGTCGTCCATCGGCCGCTCCATCTTCACCGGCCCCGCCCGCCGAGCCGAAGCGCAGCGCCTACTCGCCCTCAACCTCACCGTCGCCGGTGAGGTCTACATCGTGTGCGAAGCCAAAGACGGCGACACCCCCGACGTCTGGTACACCGTCTCCACGTCCGAAATCTTCCGGACCGGGGACACCATCACCGTGCGCAGGTCCATGACCCACGGCGGCGGCAAGTACGTCCTCCAGGCCAACAAGGACATCCTCATCCGCTGCTGGGGGCCACACCCCCGTGTCTATGACGCCAGCGACTCCACCGTGCGCGCGGTGCTGCCCGTCCTGCGCGAGATCGAGCAGTCCACCAAGCGCGTCTTCGCCGAGATCGACAGCCGCCTGGCCGGCGCCGGGGTACTGGCCATCCCCACCGAAATGGACTTCCCCGGAGAGCCGGGCGACACACCCTCGGAGCGCTTCTCCGCCCAGCTGGAACGCACCATGGCCGCCAGCCTCCAGCAGCACGACACCGCCGAAGCCCTCGTGCCCATCGTCATCGAGGTCGCCGGGGAATTCCTGGGCAAGCTCCAGCACCTCACCTTCGCTAGCCCGGTCTCCGAGACCATCATCGGCCTGCGCAAGGACGCCATCACGCGGCTGGCGATGGCCCTCGACGTCCCACCCGAAGTGCTCCTCGGGATGGGCAAGTCCTCGCATTGGAATGCGTGGCAAGTCGAGGAGAGCACGATCAAGATCCACGTAGAGCCCGTTTTGATACGAATTGCGGATGCTCTGACGACAGGCTATCTGCATCCCGCCCTCAAGGCCATGGGCGTCAAGGACTTTGAGCGCTACACCGTCTGGTTTGACACCGCCCCCCTCGCCGTCCGGCCCAACCGCTCCGACCAGGCACTCCAGTTCCGGGACAAGGGGCTGCTCTCCGACACCGCCACCCGTGGCTACGGCGACTTCCCCGAGGATGACGCGCCCACCGAGGAGGAGACCAACGTCATCTGGATGCGCCAGCTGGTCCTGGCCGCACCCGCGCTCATCGGCGACCCCAACGTGCAGACGATGCTGGGCCTGCCGCCCATCTCCATGCCTGCCCCGCAGGCACCCACCGCCCCAGCTGACCTGTCCGGCGGGCAGTTCCCCGAGTACGACGCCGACGGCAACCCGATCACCTCCGAGCCGGCCGACGCCGGCACCAAGGCGCTACCGCAGCAGGCAGTTGGCGGCTCCGTCGCCGCCTCGGCGCTGTTCATCGCCGCCGACGCCGCCGTACGCCGAGCCCTGGAACTGGCAGGCGGACGTCTCGTACCGGCCCGGGACCGCATCACCCGATACAAGGACGTCCCACGTCACGAGCTGCACACCCACGTGTGGGTCGACGAGTCGCGGTTGCCGACGCTGCTCGCCGGTGCGTGGGAGTTCGTCTCCGAGCAGGTGCCGCTGCTGGGCGTCGAGTCGGCGGGGCTGGTCAAGCTGCTCGACGGCTACACCAAGGCGCTCATGATCAACCGTGAGCCGCACACCGCTGAACTGCTCGCCGGAGTGATCATGCGAGCCCGGCAGTGACCGCCCCCGAGCAGCCCCTCTACGAAACCCCCGCCGCCATCGTCGCCCGCACCGCCGCCGTCGAGACCTACACCCAGTACGAGGCCACCCTCTACGCCGGCTACCTGGCCATGATGACCGAATGGCTCGACGCCGCCCGCGCAACCGTCTTCTCCGGCGGAGTCCGCTCGCTGGCCCTCATGCCCGACCCCTACCGCATCTTCACCCAGACGAAGCGCTGGGACGACCTCGTCACCACCTACACCGAGACCGTCGTCCGGGACGTCCTCGACGCCGCCTACCACCAAGTGCTGCCCGGCGTCTCCGAGTACGCCTCCCGCCCGTTCGTGCACAACTTCATCGCCACCAGCGCCAACAAGATGAAAGGCACCCCCGGCGAAGTCTTCGGCATGGTCCGCCAAGTCGTCGACTCCGCCGTCACCAACGGCGCCAGCATCCCCGACATCACCGACCAGATCGACAAGCTGCTCTCCGCCACCGGCACCGACACCTGGACCAACCGGGCCAAGACCGTGGCCCGCACCGAAGTTCACTCCGCATACGCCGGTGGGCTCTACGACGCCTTCGCCATGCTGGTGGAGTCCGACCCGGAGACCGACTACGTCCTGCGCTGGCTGGCCACCGAAGACGACCGGACCCGGCCCACCCACCGCGCGGTCGACGGAGTCACCACGCCGTACGGAATGCCGTTCACCGTCGGCGGCTTCCCGCTGTTCTACCCCGGCGACCCGGCCGGCCCCGCCTCCGAGGTCATCAACTGCCGCTGCACCGCACTGCTGGAGGAAGTGGGCCAGCCGACCGACATGACCGACCGGGGATGGAAGCTGACCGCCGCCGCACTGCCCTGGACCCTCGTGCAGGAAGCCTGCCGCTCCGGCGAGTTCTGCCAGGAGACCCACAAGCCGGGGCTGTGCAAAGGCCAGCACCGGGGCGGCACCGAGCCCACGGCCATCGTCGGCGACAAGGCGAAGATCCAGCGGGCCAGCGCCGCCATCGCCCAACTCAACGCCTCCATCCGCCGGCTCCAGACCATGCTGCTCACCGCCACCGACCCGAAGCAGCGCCAGGCCATCGGGCAGACGATCAACGGCTACCGCAAGCAGCTGCGCCCCCACCTCAAGGACATGCGCGACGAGAAGCGGATCAACGACAAGGCCCAGCGCCAGGCCGTGCAGGACGCCGCGCAGCAGGACGCCATCGACAAGCGGGCCGCGAAACGGCACGGCTCGGGTGCGTCTACGAAGCTCAAGCCGTATCAGACGTCCACGAAGCTCTAGCATGATCGCAGCGGAAGGGACGCCATGACGACGCTGGGCACACTGGCCACCGAGCAGGGCCACATCGGGCACGAGCTGTGCTCGCTGACCGCCTGCCTCGACCCGCTGCACAAGGGTCCCTGCAAGGGCTGGAAGCAGAAGCTGGGTCAGGCTGTCGCCGCCCCGGTGCGTGCCCCGCGTGCCCCGAAGGCTCCCGCCGCGCCACGCGCACCCCGGACGCCCAAGGCGCCCGCCGTGAAGGCCCCCGCCGCACCTGCTGCACACACGCCGGACCAGAAGACCGCGCTGGCGGTCGTCGCCGGGCATCGCCTGTCCACCGCCACGAAGTTTGACGTCGACCGGGTCAAGAAGCTGGGCGTGCAGGGCTACCTGGCGCTGGCGCCCGCCGACCGGGCCAAGGTGCACGACTGGGTACGCAAGATCAGCCAGGTAGGGGCGCCGAAGACCCGGCCGGCCGCCGCGAGCCTGCTCAAGTCGCTGGACAAGATCAACGCAAGTCAACACTTTGCTGCCGATACCCTCGGTGCATACGCCCCAATCGCCGAGGAGATGCGCAATGTCCAACGATGAGAAGCTCCCCCCGATGCACAACTCCAAGAAGCACGCCGGCCACGACGCCAAGAAGTGCGGCGGCACCGCGCACCAGCGACTGACCGAGATCGGTCAGCAGGCCCTCTCGCCCGTCGTCAAGACCACCGGCAACCACGGCCGCCGCGCACAGTAAGGGGCATCGTGACCACGCTCGCCGACACGATCACCGTTCCCTGGACTGCACAGCAGTACCGGGCACTGACGGCTGCCATCGTGGACGACGAGTGGGGGGACCACGAGCTGTGCTCACTCACCGCCTGCCGGCTCCCGCTACACCCAGGCCCGTGCAAGGGCTGGAAGCACACCCTGCACCTCACCGCCCCCGGCGTCTACCACACGCTGGAGCGGGAGCGGGTGGCCAAGGCCAACGCCCGGCGCACCGCCAAGATCGCTCAGCTCCAGTCGCAGGGCAAGCCCATCCCGGCTGCCCTGCGACGGCCGATCACCTACTCGCCGCCCACCGCCACGCCCGTGGCGAAGATGGGCCAGCACGCCGAAGTGGTCGGCGGCACCTCGCACACGGCAGCGCAGGCAGCCAACGCCTCGGCTGGCGTGGTGCAGAAGACCGCACCCAATCCGCACCCGCAGGGTACGGCCACCGCCGGCACTGACTCGCTCGCGCAGGCCGCCAAGTCGCAGACGGTCGCTCAGGCTGCGCAGGCGGCCACCCCGGGCAAGGTCAGTCACGGCACCGCGACGAAGACGTTCCCCGCGCCCGGTGCCCCCGGTCCGGCCGCCCAGCTGCACAACCCGCCGGGCGTACCGGGCTCGATGCGTGGCCCCGATCAGGCGCACATCGCCAACCTGCTGCGCGACCCGGCGACCTCGGACCTCACCAAGGCCACCATTCTGGCCGGGTTGACCGAGCGCGAGTTCACCGACAACTTCGACGCCACGCACCGGCAGCTGGTTGTCGACAAGCTGCACGAGCTGTCCAGCCATTCCGACGCGGCGACCGCGAAGCGGGCCACCGACGGGCTGGCCAAGATCAGCAAGTACAAGGGCGCACCGTCGCCCTCGGCCAAGGCGGCGCCCGCTGCGCCGAGCGCCGCCGCCCCGGCACGCCCGGCCATCGCCGGTGCACCGCCATCCGCGCTGCCAGCCAACGCCTCGGCCGCCGCCAAGCTCGCCCACGCCACCGCCGGGCGCACCGCCAGCCGCTCCCTGCTGTCCAAGACCCAAGTCGAGAACTACGACAAGCTCAGCAAGGCCGACTTCGACACCCTGTCCGACTCCACCCGCGCCCAGATCCGCTCCGACCTGCGCACCGCCAAGGCCAAGTTCTTGGACCCCAAGAAGCAGAAGCAGGCCGATGACCTGCTGACCCGCTTCGGTGGCGCCCCCGCCGCGCCGGCCGCGTCCGCACCGAGCGCGCCCGCGCCGGCCAAGGCAGCCCCGGGCGCCATGGTGTCGCTGCCGTCGATGAGCTGGTCCGGTGACCGCCGGCTCGCCGCCTACGAGAAGATCGACAAGGCTAACTTCGACACCCTGCCCGATGCCGCCCGCGCCCGAATCACCCGTGACCTCGACATGCTGTCCAAGCACGGCAGCCCGCTCGACGCTCACGGCCAGCAGCGCGCCAATGCTGCCCACACGGCGCTGCGCGGTGCCCCGCCGGCACCAGCCAAGCCGGTCGTCGTCACCCCGCCCGCGCCGGCCATGGGCAACCAGAAGGCCGCCGCCGTCGCGCAGGCAGTCAAGAGCGGCACCACCACATCTCTGCTGGACTCGCTGGAGAACGCCAGCCGCGACGACATCACCCAGCACCTCACCACCAAAGAGCGCACCGAGCTGGACCGCCGGCTGTCCGTCATCCAGATCGGTGCGGCCAGCAGCTCCCCCACCGACCAGCAGCGCGCCAAGGAGCTGCGTAAGGCCCTCAACTCGCAGGTGCCCTCGCACCTGACCGAGCACAACAGCCTCGCCGAGATCGCCGCCGCCCACAACAAGGGCGCGATGGCCGGTCAGATCCACGCCGCGCAGGCAGTCGCCGGCAGGGGCTACACCAGCCACACCGCTGACCTCGCCCAGCACTCCTACATCGCGGACAACGTCGACTTCCTGGCCACCCTCGACGCCACCAACCGGGACCAGCTGCACGAGCTGGGCCGCGCCGACTTCCTCTCCGTCACCAAGCGCCTCGACGACATCGCCGCCAACGGCAAGCCCGACGAACGCGACGCCGCGAAGGCGCTCCAGGACGCCCTCGAAGCCACCGGCCACCCCACCACCAAGCAGTTCGGGGACATCGCCGACGAGCTGGACGCCGCCAAGAAGGCTCCGCCGGCTGCCGTCGAGCACCCGCGCATCACCAAGGTCAAGAATGCGCTGGCCAAGCTGCACGCGGGCGGCGGAGACGATGCGGCCAACGACCTGCGCGCCGAGATCCGCAGCGCCCGCGCGGACCTGCCCGCCGGCCCCGACCGTGATGCCCTCGCCGCCATCGAAACGGCGATCATCGGCGACAAGAAGGTGCCGGCCTGGCTGCGCTCCTACCTGCTCATCACCGGCCCGTCCGCACAATCCGGCGGACACAACTCGGCGAAGGGGCTGCGGGCAATCCACGCCGCGCAGGGAATGCGTCCGACCGCATGGTCGACCTTCGACGTCTCCGACCTGTTCGGGGCTACCGAGGCGGACATCGCCCAGATGGACCCGGTGCACGCCCAGTCGGTGCGTGAGGCCCGCGACGAGGCGATCTCCCGGCTATCCAAGCACCAGGGCTACGGCGTACTCCAGGACGTCATGCGTAGCGTGCTCAAGCCGGGCGCCCCCGCCCCGGCTGGCTCCCGGCTGTCCACGCTGGGCAAGGAAAACTTCGACTCGCTCGGCTACCAGGCCAAGCAGGACTTCGTCGCCGGGCTGGAGCGGGCCGCTTCCGACTCGACCGGCAGCGTCATCACCCGCACCGGCTTCCTGGCCATGCACGACGAGCTGACCGGCAAGAAGTACCTCCCCGAGCAGGCCAAGGTGATCGCGCACGCCTCGGCCGCGTCCAAGCAGATCACCCACGCCGTGCTCAACGACTACTCCAGCATCGACAAGGCCGACTTCGACGCGCTGCCCAAGGTGTACCAGGACGCCATCTCCGAACACCTCCAGCTGCTCCAGTCGGGCCTGGCTGGGCAGGGGACCGGCAATGGTCTCTCTGGCCCGCTCACCGTGCGCGCCTACCTGCGCGGCGAATACCCGAACTACCCGCGCGTCACCCAGACCGATGCCGTCCTCGCCGCCACCCTGGAGAAAGACTGGCTGCCCCCGCAGCACCGCGCCGACGACTACAAGAATCTGACGACCGACGGGTTCCACGACCTGACGGCCGCCGATCAGAAGGCCGTACTGGCGGACATCACCACCCTGTCCGATATGAATTCGCCGTTGGTCGGCGATCCAGCAGTTCACTGGCGGATGGAATACAAGCGCGCCCATTTCAGCGGTGACTGGGCCGGCTACAACATCAACCAGCAGGATGCCCTGCTGAGCAGCGACCCCACCCAGCCGCTCAGCCAGGCCCAGTCCGCCTACGAGGACATGACCAAGGCCGACTACGACGGCCTGTCCCCCGGCGCCCGGTCGATGATCTACGCCCGGGTCGCACAGATGGACCCGGTTGCTCAGTTGACCCTGGCCGCGAAGTTCCACCCGCAGGCGGCGGCACCGACCCCGCGCAGTGCGCCGTCGGTCGGCTACGGCATGACCGTGTCCTCGGACCCCAAGGTCTCGACGGCGCTGGACATCATCTACGGCCGGCACCCCAAGGCCGACGCGGTCACCACCCAGATCCACGGCTACGGCTCGCTGCGCAAGGACCAGTTCGATCAGCTCAACGCCGCCGAGCAGTCCCAGGTACTGGGCGACCTGTCCTACATCGCCACCACCAGCAAGGGCTCCAACGCGGTCAAGGCGAAGGCGTTCATCGACCGCTTCACCCCCGCCGGCACCGCCCCCGGCCAGTACCACGGCCAGGTCCCCGCCTACCCGTCGGTTGCCGTCACCGGCCAGACCCGGCTGCCCACCCCCACCGCCGGGCTGCTCAAGCAGGCCACCGACAAGGGCCAGGCCGGCGACGGCTGGTTCACCCAGCCCGACGGCAAGAAGCTGTGGGGACGCTACGGCGCATCCGGGCTGCTGCTCGCCCACGACGGCGCCGACGGGAAGCGCCGCTACCTCATCGTGCAGCGCGGGCCGGGCATCTCCGACCCCGGCAAGTGGCAGTTCCCCGGCGGCGCCATCGACTCCAAGGAGAGCGCCTACCAGGGCGGCACCCGCGAGGTCATCGAGGAGCTGGGATTCAAGCCCGGCTCGCTGGACTCGGCTGTGGTGCACGGCTACCACGAGGCAGCCATCGGTGGCGGCACCTGGAAGTACACGTCGGTCGCCGCCACGGTGCCCGACCAGCTGATCCCCGACCTGTCCACCTCGCACGCCCGCGCCGAGACATCGGACGCGAAGTGGATGACGCTGGAGGAGATCCAGGCGCTGGACACCTCCGGCAAGCTGCTGGCGCCCCTGGCCGGCGGCAAGCTGGAGCAGAACGTCATCTCCCTGTTCCCGCCCAAGGCGGGCGCCGGCACGCTGGGCCAGGCGGTCAAGCCGCAGACCAAGAAGCTCAAGCGCCTCACCGTGGCCAAG